TGAACGACTTACACAAACCCCAATTAGATGGTATCGGATTTCAAGATAGATTATTTCAAAATCTCAACGCCAGCGCCAATATAACAGATTTAAAAAAATCAATAGGGAAACAACCTGCATGGGTGGAATATATGACCAATGTAAATAAAACATTCGGTAATTTCGCACTTATCGAGAATGAAGGCTGGATGTGTCTTAACCGAGTACTCGGTGATATAGATACTTACACAACTTATATATTTCCTGATTTGTACAATAATATCTTCGCGGATACAGATATAACAGCACAAAATTTCTGGGTGCAAATTGCATTTGATATAGAACCTAGGCGCGTTATGTCTGCAAAAATAATTCCTAATATTTAACAACTACAATTATGAAAAAACCAACATTTTTTCCAAAACCACCAAAAACTGATTACGAATATCAGCTAGGAGAATCTATTGAAACAAAAGTTAGACGCATTACCGAAAATAATGAGCCAATCACAGATGGAGCACCAATCATTTACACAAATAGAGAAGACGGTGTGTTACCAGCATATAATATCAGAACAGATAGATGGGAGATTGCACAACAAGCAATGGATGCCGTTAATCAGGCCAATCTAGCTAAATCAAAAAACTACGGAAAAATAGAGAAACAAGAACAAAATGCCCTCGATTCAAAAGAAGCTGGAGATACTTCTTTGCAACAGGAATCGGCGGGATAAACCGCACATCTAAAAGGCTGGGAGACAGGAGTTTAACTCCTTCTCCCTCCATTTTTCACAAAATGGTACGCATGTAGCATATATTATCAAGTAATATGTATAACCCTTGTAAAGTTACAAGGGCGAAAAACTAAAACAAAAAAACATGGGATTCGGAAGTTCATTTATAAGTGGATTAGCTGGCTCAGGAGCTAGTAGCTTAACAGGACTTATAACAGGAGGTCTAAGCCAAGCATTAGGTTTAAGTTGGTCACCAAAAAGAGCAATGAAAGAACAATTTAAATACAACAAACAGATCATGGCCTTGCAAAACCAATATCAACAACAAGCCGCTGCACAATCACAACAATATGCCAAAGATTATTGGGATTACACAAATACTGAAAACCAAGTAAGACACTTAAAAAATTCAGGATTAAATATTGGATTAATGTACGGTCAAAGCGGAGCAGGAGGAATGGGGGCTAGCGGCGGAGCTAGACAAGAAAGCCCAGAACAACCACAAGGCAATCCTGTCGCCATGGCTTTACAAACACAACAAATCGAGCAACAAAGAAGAATGAATGACGCACAAATAGCACTAACAGAAGCTCAAGCAAGCAAAGCAAAAGAAGAAGCTCGAAAGATTGGAGGAGTTGATATTGAAGAGGCGTATAAACGAATTGAAGAAATGGGAGCTAAAATTGAAAACCTTATCGCCGATAAAAAACTCAAAGAAGCAGAAACCAAACTTTCTGAAGCAAAAAAAGAAACAGAAGAAACAATACAAAGGCTTAATGAAGGGAAAGAGGCTTTATCAAGAGCCCAAATTAGCGAGGCTTTTGCAATAGCAACGTATTATTCCGAGTCTGCTAGGAAAGTGTATTGGGAACGCGAAAACGAAAGACTCGGCTATGAATATAATGAGGCAACCTTGCAAGACCGGATTGACCAAGTCTATTATATAAATTGCGAAACAATTGCCTTAGCAGCAAAATACAACAAAGATGTTGAAGTAGGAGATGCGCAAATTAAACAATTAGTAGCAGCAGCAAAAGAATTAAATGCATTGGCTGATAAACATAATTGGGATAAAGAAACATATAGAAAGCAGGTATTAGGAATGATTGAACGATGGGAACAACAAACATTTAACGAGCGCTTAAATATAGGACTTGAATTCGGAGAAAACATCGTTGAATTACTTACGAAATTAAGAAGGAAAAATAGTAGAACTGTAACAAATTCATCGAGAAGAGGAAACCAAACTCACACCGAAACATACCAAGAATATTACTAATATGTGCTTATATCCTACATTTGTAAGAAACCCTAAATACAAGCCTAATAAAAAAAATAAAGGTAGACCTCCTGTTTGTAAAGACAGGAGGTTATACTATATTCCTACAAAATGCGGGTGCTGTATTGAATGTCGAAAGGAAAAACAACGAGAATGGAGAGTACGACTAGAAGAAGAATTACGATCAAACTTCGGATATTTCACGACACTAACAATAGACCCAGAACATATCAAAAATCTAGAAAAAGACACGGGCTTAAAATGGGAGGAAAACCCAAACGAAATTGCAACAAGGGCATTAAGATTATTCTTAGAACGAGTAAGAAAGGATACCAAAAAAAGTATAAAACATTGGTGTGTTACAGAATTGGGTGAAAATGAAGATAGAATCCACCTACATGGTATATTTTTTGGACAAAAAAGTGCAGAACTTATACGAAAACACTGGAAATATGGTTTTGTTTTTATTGGATACTCTTGTAATAGCAGAAGTGTAAATTACATGACAAAATACATGTTAAAAGTAGACGTTAAACATAAAACATTTAAACAAATTGTATTAGCCAGTAAAGGAATAGGAAGTGGTTATCTTGATAGACTCGATTACCTTTGGCAAAAACAAAATTACGAAAAAATTGAGGTAGCCACCTATACATTCCGAAATGGTACCAAGATGGCCATGCCAAGATATTATAAAAATAAATTATTCACAGACAAAGAACGCGAAAAAATGTGGATAAACAATTTAAACAGGGGTCTTTTGTGGATATATGGAGAGAAGGTCAAAGCTAATGATTGGAAGACAATAGACAACCTTAGAAAATATTGGCAAAATTACGGAATCACAGTTATGGGTGATGATCCAATAGCCTGGAATGCAGCAAAAGAACGCCGAAAAGAAGAGAAACAACGAAAGGCTATTGCAGAAGCTAAAAAACAAGCTGAAAAATTCAGCACGGAAAATCTAACAGAGTTGCCGTCACAGGCCGATTTTCCTATGCAGAGTACAGGGAAAGAATTTAATATACCAAACTACATAATAGAAGAGCTAAAAAGCTATAATCAAAGGGTGGAGAGAGGAGCTGACAACGACCACGTATCCTACGGATACGGGTCTTATGTCAGCATAAGGAGCTGACGCCAGAATTAGCGATTGCCAACTACGTTGTGCAACGAGTACCTTAAGCTCGCTTCGCTCGGGGTGTTTAAGGCGGAAAGCTCCGCTTTCCTTAATTTATACGCTCAACGGCAGAGCACGTTTCGCTGTATTCCGTGCCGGAATCGGGCAATAGTTAAAAATGTTAATAAGATAAGTTAAAATGGGATATTTGTTTGTAGAATGGGATATTTTCATTATCTTTGTAACATAATCAAAAAAACAAAATTATGAGAGTATTAGTTTTATTAAAACACATCGGAGGAAAAGCCATCATACCGATGTACTTCAAAAATGAAGACAAAGCTATTAATTGGTGGGCAAATTTCCCATGCTCAGAGGATTGGGAAATCATTCACAGAGGTATAAGAAGAAAAAGTGGGCACAGGTATGAATTGATGTACGGCACATTCAGCGAAGAAGGAAAATTGCTTCCAAAGTATGTTATTTGCTTTTCTAAAAAAGAAGCCGTAATTTTAGCAAGAAAAATCAAAGAAGCAAACTCAAACTATATTACTATCATTAAAAAACTTTATTGAATGAAAGACGAGATCAAACAATTTTTAAAAGAGAACTGGAAAACAGCAGCAACTATTATAGGTGCAGGCATATTATTAATAACGACCTACATATTTAATGGCTGCGGTAGTTCCTGGCGAATATCAGGAAACACTGTAAATGTAAATAACAAATGTCAAAATGATTCAAGTTCACATCACAATGATACCATCAATAACGAAATACGGGAAATTCCGGAAAAAGGAATGGATAAAGAGCGCTAAAATACCATTCGAGTCATTCAGCGAAGGCACCTACGCACTCATGTGGGAAGGTTTCGAATGGGATACAGGCTGTTGTGTTAAAGGATTCCGGGTAGTTATGAATTGCTGCCTATTTAAGGAAGCAGAACAACTAGAAAACGAATTACGTAAAAGTAGAGTTATATTAACAAAAATTGAAGCAACCAAAAACATTTAATTATGGATCAACAAGAAGCAGTAAAATGGGCTTACGACCAAGATGTAGTAAAAGTAAGTTGTATTAAAGAAGGTGAAGAAGATAAATTTATTCTCACCGTAGGACAATATAGTGTAACACCTATTGTATTCGACACGCGAGAACAAGCAGAAACTTTCTTAGAAACAAAATTCAAGCTGACAAATTTCGATCTTTCAGTAATAGGAGCAATGTGCCAAAGATTAAACGAACTTAGTGAACAAAATAAATCAAACTCTAAAAACGAAGAAAAATGAAAGTATCAATTGGAAAAAACACCCTCGGTGGTGGCAAAAAAATGACAACACGGTTAAACAATTATAACCGTAGTACTCACGACTTGAGCTTTGTTTGTAGAACAAGTATGGCTCCCGGAGTTTTAGTGCCAACTCTTAAACAATTAGTATTGCCTGGCGATACCTTTCCTATCGAAACTAGATGTCACACATTAACACACCCTACTATTGGACCTTTATTCGGAAGTTTCAAACAACAAAACGATTTCTTTTTCTGTCCTATTCGTCTATATAATGCAATGTTACACAACAACGCACTAAATATCGGTTTAGACATGAAGAATGTTAAATTTCCCTATGTACGGGTGCTCTCCTCAAAATGGGAAGAGAGTTATTTAGAGGGAAGTGCAAATACACTAAAAAAACAAGTACACCCTTCAAGTCTACCTGCATACTTAGGGTATAGAGCATTAAGTGATAATGATTCAGAATCAGATAGGGGGCAAATACAGGTATTACCTATTCTAATGTACTTCGATATTTTCAAAAACTACTATGCAAATAAACAAGAAGACTCTTTCTACCAAATTATCGCAGGAGGAGATTATCAATATAGTACTAATAATTCCTCGGGTGTAAAAAAGTTTTATTTTAATATACAATCTTCTATTTCATCAAAATGGACCGAAATTACCAAAATTGAAGGCAATCCTCCTTCGACAACATTCACCACACCAGCAGGTGCTATATATTATATAGGATTTAATCTAATATCAAATAATACCATAGACGAAGATAACACCTATATATATATAGGTGACGTAACCCTCGATACAAAAAGATATGGAGTAATAGAAGGATATCTAACAGATTTACTAAACAAAGGAATAATAAGCAGAAGCACCCCGACAGCTACAAGTAACAAAGGATATATTATCAATGTTACAAAAAATATTTCAGGATTACACACGTTCTTAACATCTAAGAAAGTTCTAGCAAAAGATGAAGGAGGAGCTTACACTAAAATTCCATTAATAGAGCTTGACGATATGAGAGAAGCTATTTTATCGTCTGGGAGAACAGCATACGAAGCTAACTCCACATTTATAAACAATATGTTTAAAACACTCGTCAACCCAGAAGCGCAAGACCCTGATAGAAATGAATATCCTGCATGTTCAAAACCTATGGTAGGACTAGTTCTTAAAACCTATCAAAGCGATATCAATACTAACTGGGTTAATACCGAATGGATTGACGGAGAAACAGGCATTAACGCAATTACCGCTATCGATACAAGTTCCGGCAGCTTCACACTCGACACTCTCAATCTGGCAAAAAAAGTATATACCATGCTTAATAGAATTGCTGTGAGTGACGGAAGTTATAATGCATGGATTCAGACCGTATATACAAGCGGAGGATTAAACCATGTCGAAACACCTATATACCTCGGAGGTAGTTCTCTTGAAATTGAATTCCAAGAAGTTATTAACAATAGCGGAACAGAAGATCAACCCTTGGGAACATTAGCAGGTAGAGGTGTTGCTACCAATCGTAAAGGAGGAAATATCATATTTAAAGCCGACGAGCCAGGATATATATTATGCATAAGTTCTATTACGCCAAGAGTAGATTATTTCCAAGGTAATGAATGGGATATATATCTCCGATCAATGGAAGACCTGCATAAACCACAACTCGATGGTATTGGATTCCAAGATAGATTATTTAGAAATCTAAATGCAAGCGCCTCGTTAAACAACCTGGAAAAAAGTATAGGAAAACAACCCGCATGGGTAGAGTATATGACAAATATAAACAAAACATTCGGGAATTTCGCACTCATTGAAAATGAAGGATGGATGTGTTTAAATCGTATATTTGGGGACATTAATACATACACTACATATATATTTCCTCACTTATATAATAATATCTTTGCCGATACCGACCTTACCGCTCAAAATTTCTGGGTACAAATTGCATTTAATATGAATCCTAGACGTGTTATGTCTGCAAAAATAATTCCTAACATCTAAAACTTACAATTATGATTAAACCAAAATATTTTCCAAAACCCGTAAAAACAAATTACGAATATCAGATCGGTGAAAGTATCGAAGATAAAGTTAGGCGTATCGTTGAAAATAACGAACCTATCACTGACGGGGCACCAATTATCTACACCAATAGAGAAGATGGAGTATTACCAGCATATAATATCCGTACGGATAGATGGGACGTCGCACAGGCAGCTATGGATGCCGTAAACCAAGCAAATCTAGCAAAATCTAAAAATTACGGAAAAATAGAGCAACAGGAACAAAATGCCCTCGAATCGAAGGAGATTGGTGATACTCCTTCGCAACAGGATTCGGTGGGATAAACCACACATCTAAAAGGCTGGGAGTCAGAGACTTAGTCTCTACTCCCTCCATTTTTCACAAAATGGTACGCATGTAGCATATATTATCAAGTAATAT